CCGCAGCCAGCTTGGTGGTACGCTTGTTGTCGAGAAGCATGGTAAAGAAAATACTCTGCAACTCGCTCTGCTTCATACGCTCGATAAACTTCATGAACGATGACAGATCGTCCTGCGTTTGAATCTCATCGACTGCGTTAAACATAACCATGCACAACGCTGCAACATCCTCTGGAACAGTAACACCCATCGGATTAGCGATAATCTCAGACACCGGCAAGACCTGCGCTTCCATGTCGATAAAGACAGACAGAAGCTTCGCACCAGCCAGACCAATCGTACCCGCCAACGCTACGTCAGCCGCCGCTTTGCCCCACATGTTGCGATTCTTGACGATGCGGTTGCACTTGGTCAACGAACGTGGCGAGATGAACGACACAGTCTGAGTCGGCTTAGTTGGGTTGAAGATGAACTCGTTACTCTCTTGCCCACCATCCATGTATGAATTCAATACGCGAGGATTCATCGCAACGAACGCACGAATGGTCGAACTGATACCGTTCTCACCAGCCCACTTGTTCCAGCGACGTGCATCGGGCTTCTCCATACGCATGAGACACACACGATTACCCTGATGCGCTTGCATGGAGTCACCCACGCCATCGCTTGAGTTGTTACTTGTTGCAAAGACGACAGACCCCATCGGCAGCGAACGATCACCCACCATGCGCTCAAGCTTTAGTCGGGTAAACAACACACCCATTAGCTTGGGAACCTTGAACACCTCGTCAAGCATGATGATCTTAGGCTTGGCTGAGTCCAGCTTGAACAGCGCGCCAACGTACTGCTCAAGAGACTTGTCAATGTGATTCGGGATAGTACCAGCAATGTCCATGAAGTCTTTCGATGGGCAGTCAACGTAGATGTAGTCGAACTTGTCCGATGCGAAGTTGTCGCTGGGCTTGCGCCACTTGTCACCATTGTTCTGAGCAATGAGTTTCAGAATTGACGTCTTACCTACGCCGGGCTCGCTAACGATGACAGGAGTGACGTGATCGTCTGAATCCTCCGTGGTTGCGGACATTGCTGGGATCATTGCAGCGAGCTGCTCGATGCTTACGGTATCAGTGAATTGAATCTTAGCCATGATTAGTTTCCTTTCGGTCAATAGGTTATTAAATAGCACTCGACGAGAGTCGAGGTGCGAACTTCGAGAGGATGTCATCCATCTCGTCTTTTACCTGCGTACGAATCGCGTCAGAGTCACGCAACGATTCTGCATCTACACCGCGCAACGCTAGGTCGAGTCGGGTTACTGCATCATCCAACGCTTGATCGTTCGTCAGGTTAAAGTCTTTGTAGAGACGGCAATACTCTTTCGCTTTCTCAACCGTCCCTTCGTATATCTTGCGCTTCTTCTGCTTCTGCTCACCGTCAGTCGTTGTAGTCTCGTCGTACCCGCAGCAATGTGCGAGTGACTCCATGACATCAACCAACCGTTCTACTTGGTCGTTCAAGATGCCCTGCACGATGGTCTGCGCTTGCCGACTGTAATGCTTGTTCAAATCGTCAGCCAAGTCCTCGGCAATCGAACAGCGGTAATCGCCCACCGGAACCTCGCTTGTGTACAGCGTGACTGCAAACTTGTTACGCACTTGGTCAACCGTCGGGTAGTCATCGCGGTTAAACATCTGACCCTGCGCGAACGCCATGTTCGACACAATGCCGCCGTAGTTGTTACAGAAGTTGTCTAGGAGACGATTGAACTCTGTCTCATGGGTAGCAAACTCCTGCATGAAGTTAGCCAACGCTACGTAGGGCAAGTAATCCTGCGACTTGTTCCACGGGTAAGTTACGCGCTGTATCCAGTTGTAGATCGTCTGACGATAGTTCAGCAACGCTTTGTGGTCTGGGCTGTTCGCCAACAGGTTTTTAACGAACCGACCCGCGTTTGTGTCGGCTTTCTTTGCGATAGTTACCTCATTGCTGATGGCGCGGTCTTGCTTCGTTGCGCTCCACACGTTTACCTCGACGGATACCAGCAAGCCAGAAGTTGCCAGCGACGTGATGTGCTGCGGTTTATTAAGAGATACGTTCATGATTAACATCCTTTCGACGCATAGGTCACTAAATAAGAACTGAATGAAACTGCTTTGACTACACTATTAGTATAACACAAGTTGACATATAAAGCAAGAGTTTTACTCAAGTATTTAGAACAAGCCTCCATAGTGGTTTAAACCCATGAAACAAAAGTGAATGGGCAGCAATTGCCCCGAGCAACATCAACCCGATGCCGAACAACGTACCAGCGATAAATAGATGCCAGTTACCCATGTCGCTTCGCCCTGAATTGCAGCTTGCCATCCTCGTTGACCACCTCGTACCCCTCCTTAGTTATTTGAACCGCCCAGTCGCGAACAGCCACACGCTCGAACACGTACAGAATCTTGTGCCTGTCCCATTTAATATTCTTTATAGCGACATACTGCGCTACTACCACGCAACCCAGCACTACTGTTGCCATCTCGTAAAAGTTATTCATGTCTTTCCCCCTCTAGGTTAGCAATCTGCACCAGCTTCTCGTCAACCTGCTCATCGGTCAGCCAGCCCACCACGTCCTCGTCGGGGCAGATATCTTTCGGATATACAACCTTGAACCCATCCCCTTCGAACTCAAGCACGGCTAACTCCCACATACCCTGCTCGTTTCCGTAGGTATATTCTCCCTTGATGACCGACGCACCGAGCCCGTTAGAGAACCGATACAGCTTCTGCACTACCGTCGGCTCCTCTCTGATGATCACGTCGTACGGTTTTATATCCATCCCATCCTCCCTTTGGTTTTTACAATCAGCGCCAGCCAGAACTCCCGCGAATCCTGATCGTGACAAGTCGAACGCAAGATGTGTTTAGCATCGCGTATTACTCTCTTATAACGTTTCACTTCACTTGCCCTCCCTTGTTATTTAATCCCCTAAGATCGACTAGGTCAGTAATTAAGACATAGTTGCTCTTGTGCATAGGCGCTACCGTTCGGGTGATGGAACGCGCTGCACTCTCCCCGCATGGCATACAGGTCTTGTAGCCGATACGCCACCGCTCGTGGTTGACCTCATCCCCGCAAACTAAACATGATCTTGTGTGCATCTCATCTCCCATCAATGTAAACTGATCTACTCAGCCGCAGCCATCCTTGAGAAGTGTCGGATTCGCGCACCTCTACGTCATCGTAGCTCTCCCCCACACGCATGAACTCCATGCGGTAGTTGCTGCCCCTCTCGCACAACTCCATGAAGTCCTCAAAGAGTTTATCTAGCCGCTGGATGTTAGGGTAAGACTCGTACCACTTCCATTGCTCGACGCTAAATACCACCATGTCGTCGTTGAACTCGAACAGCTCTTTGTCCTCTTCTGCTATGTGACTCTTTAGCCACGCTTTGACGAACGCCATACCCTTCTCGTCACATCCCCCATTCGGTTCACTTGCGTACATCACGCACATCACATTAGAACGGTATCCCATCTTCATCCTCCATCATCATGTATTGACTTGCCACGTCAAGTTGTACCTTGACACCCACCGCATACGCATACGCACCGAGACGTGTTGTCTCGTACCTGATACCACCGTTCATGACGTAAGCGTATTCCAGCGCATAGTCAGTCCCGCAGTTGTTGTGTGGTTTGCAGTTAAAAGTATCAGCCATCTCCTTTAAGGTACGTTGTAGTAACAGAAAGAACGGGTCGTTCTCGTTGTCCCAGTCAACGCCAAAGAACTCAAAGAGAAAGCCCCGCCCCTCTATAGTTGTCATGTTGTCAGCGAAGCGGTGCATCTCAGATTTTTCCTTGATGTGCTGCCGCACCCACTCCTTGAGTATCGTGAACGACGCTTTCTGACTCCATTTATAAGTCTCTTCAGCGTTGGGTGTACGGTTGCCCCTTGGCACGTTGGCGTACAGAGCAATGACTACCTCAGCTCCCCTAGCCACGTTGCCCCCGCCCTGCCATGTCCCAGTAAGTTTGCTCGTTGATGCCATGTTGCCCCTCCCACAGGTCTAATTGAAGTTGAATCCACAGCGGCATGTCAGCGGCTTCCTGGATTTGGTCTAAGTCTTGCATCGCCAAGAATTCTCTCTCAGCGTCAGCCAACGCTTGACCCATCAGGTCAGGCATATTCTCGTGCCACTCTTGTGTTGTGATGTAGGTTTTTTTGACTTGTCCCATGATTTGTGTCCTTTCGTTGTGTAGGTTGTTAATTAGATGACGCTGAATGCGTCTTCGTCGCCGTCGTAGAACCAGTAGGTGTAGCTGTAGATGCTGCCCTCGTTGCTGTAGTACTGCCCATGCAGCGGCTCGTCGTTAGCTTCTTCGAGTCCGGCTTCTTCTAAAGATAGGAACTCAACAACATCTTCCCATTGCATCTCATCGACTAAGTCCATGTCGTACCCCTTCGTATTTAATGTCCTACGCTTTGATAGGACGTTGTTTAACTGCGGATTGTTTTTGCATCGGTGTGCTAGATTGCTCTACCACTCTATTATTATACTACAAATTGACATATAACACAATCCCTTTAGGTATCTATTTTGTTCTGGGTTGTTCTGGGTTTTTGGGGCGTTTCGGAACAAAAAGGGTGATTTTTAGACCATATGTAGTTAAAAAATGGCGTTTGTTCTGAAATGGGTTTGTTGCCAGAACAGTAATTTGTGGGGTAAGTGATTGATTTATCTATTATTTTTATTTTTAATAAACTATATATAGTATTTTGTTCTGTTCTGAAGAAAAAAGGGTATACGGGGGATTGAGCACTTGCTCACGCACACGAACGGTCTGCCAAAAATAAAAATCGTGCCGACCCCCCTCCCTCCCCTAAAAAAGCCGGAACATTGGAACAATGGCTGAAAACCCGCATGAATCCTCACTTTTTCTGTTCTGGTAGGGTTTGCCGAATCAGAACACCGGAACAAAAAAGCGGAACAAACGGAGCGTGATTTAAGCAAACGGTAAATGATGGAAACTTTAATATGGTATGACCAGCGTAGCGTCATTTAAGCAAACGGTAAATGACGCTAATTAACTTCCTAGCGTGGTGTAGGACACTAATTATCTTTGCAGCTAGACTTGGCGCCGTCGCACGTTGCTTGTTTAGTTCACGCAGCAGCCACGCTGGGCGTCGGCGCTCACACGCGCGCGCTCTTAAATAACTGGTTTCACTTTTCGCAGGGCAAAAAAAGCCCGACCTTTCGGTCGGGCTGAAAGTACCTAGCTAGTTACTTTTTTGATACCGGCGCTGTCTTGCCGAACATCACCTGCCAGAAAGCATCTTTCGCTTGCTGGAACTTGACTGGATCACCATGCGGATCACCTTGTTTCTTGCCGAGTTTCACTTTGGCGTCACCTGTCTCGAAAACTACAACAAAGTGCTGCTCGACAGTTTTGTTCGTCGCACGTTTCGCCTGCTTTTTCTCAGGATTGCGTAACTCATCAATTTTCTTGATGAGCGCTGCTTTGCGCTGAGAGACATAGGTCTTAGCCATATCTCGAATCTCAGCAACAACCTTCTTTTTGTCTGGATTATCTATTATGCGATACTCATAATTAGACAAGCCCATTGCGAACGCGATAGACAGTACGTCGATCACTTTTGGTTTTTCCGCCAATTGAGTGACGTTGATGTAGTTGCCGTCAACGTACCCATACTGCTTTGGCGAACCGCGCTCAGTCTCTGATAAGACTAGTAGATACCCTTCAGCGAAATTCTGCTCGAGAATCTCGTTTTCCTCTTGAGGGTACTTCGGGTATTTAGTCATTACATAACGCGCTACGTCAGTAATGGTCTTTTCGCTTTTTTCATGACCCGATGCAAGGCTATAACCCGCGTCTTTGTCAGAAGCGAAACCAAAAGCAGATTCGACTGCTTGTGCTGCTAGTTTTTTGGTAGCCATAATAGCTATCCCCTTTCTTAAAACATCGGAACGAATCGGAATGAATCGTTAACCGATATGAGAATTCTACCTGATAGGCTGTATATGTCAAGTTAATTAGTGTCCTAATCGCGCATAGGGCGATAAATAACGCCCGCGCCACGCGCACGATGAGCCGCGCGCGCTCTTTAATAACTGGTTTCAAAAGCTGTAGGCAATAAAAAACCCCGCCGAAGCGGGGCTGGGGCTAATCGATGTATCGGTTGTCGTATGCGTGAATCACTTCCTCGCCCCTCGACAGTTCCACATACAGATAGTGCTGGGTCAGTTTGTGAAACAGCGATACCGCGTGTTCGTACTTCCCGCAGTAGTAGTCGCGCTTGATGCCATCGGGTTCTATAACAGATACAAAGTGTTCCATGGTGTTCCCTTTCGTTAAGCGGGGCGGCTCGCGCCGCCCCATATGGTTATTACTTCCAGTATCTGTCTATCAGGACTCGGGCTGGATAACCCTGAATCCCCTGTATTGACAGAGCAAGTACGACAAGCTGCTCACTGCTACGGCCTTCGTCAGCTATTAAAGCCTCAACGACTTTTTTGAACTGTTTTTTGCCGAGCCATTCGATACAGTCTTTCTCAGCGGCGTCAGCAGCGTTGGCTTTGTTGGTGTAATCGATTTCGTAATGCACGATGTACCCTTTCCTAAAGTTAATGGGAGGTCGGTATCTATCCGACATGGCTTAATAATATCATAGCCCACGGATATGTCAAGTTAATTCCGCGCGACCCCACCTACCCCCCACCCCCCAGATATGCGCGCTGGTACCATCGCCGCTGTATACACTAGGAAACGCACCAACGACTCCTCATTTTCCGGAATCCCCACCCCCCTAAGTTTTCTTTCGCCTAAACAAAAAATATTTCACAAAAATTTTCCAAAACTTTGTTGCTATTTTAACAACCCTTTACATTTTCCCAACACCTGCTATATTTCGCAAGCCAGCTGCGCTGCGCAAAATTCTGTTAGGCCACAGAAAGCCAATATGAATACCCTTATTCCAAACATCGAGGAAGATATTCCTCTCCCAGCCTCAGCACTTGAGGCGATGCCCGACCTCACCCCGCAAGAAGAGATAGAGATGCGGGCGCGTACTATTAAGTTAGTCGCTGACCTAAACAACAAACCCATCGAGCCCTCTGCTGATCATATCGATCAGGCAAGGGAAATCGCACACCAGATGATTCATAACCCTGCCCACAGGCCGGAGTTTGCGAAATACCCCAACGAAGTCATGGCATACCTAGCTGGGATGGTGGCTCAAAGCAACTGCATGATCGTTGAAGAGCTATCTGATTTGAAGTTGTACGTCGTTAATAAGCTGGTGGCAGAGATCGAAAACGCAAAAGACCCCAAGGCGCGGATCGCCGCCCTAAAGAGCCTTGGCGAAGTGGACGGCGTGGACGCATTTAAGAAGCGTTCTGAGGTGACTCATAAAGTACAAAGCTTGGAAGAAGTCGAAAGAGAGCTAATTGAGACCCTAAACATGCTTGAAGATCAAGTCATCGACGTCGAAGTACGCGAAACGGGAGCAGGACTTGGCACTTGACGCACTAAGACTGTCACCAAGTGACATAAATAAGCTGCGGGCAAAGCTCCCCACGATGCCGGAGAAGCAGAAACGGCGTACTGCTGAGCTATTAAAGAAGTACAAAGAGGAAGTCACCCGCGAAATCAGCAAAGATTCGTTTCTAGACTTCGTAAAACACGTGTATCCGGGCTACAAAGTGGGTCCGCACCACTACAGATTGGCAAAAATCTTCGAAGAAATAGCTGCGGGCGCTAAAAAACGGGTGATTGTAAACATTGCCCCCCGTCACGGCAAGTCAGAACTCATTTCTTACCTCGCTCCGGCGTGGTTTTTGGGTAAATACCCACAAAAGAAGGTCATTATGGCCTCGCATACCGCTGATTTAGCGGTTCAGTTTGGTCGTAGGGTACGAAATCTTGTTGGATCGGAGGCATACCGTGACATTTTTCCGCAGATTGAGCTACAGGCGGACTCCAAGAGTGCGTCGAGGTGGGGTACCAACTTCAACGGGGAGTATTTTGCTATCGGTGTTGGGGGTGCTCTTGCTGGGCGTGGCGCTGATCTATTTATTATTGATGACCCCCATTCTGAACAAGAGGCAAAACTGGGACGACCCGAGGTGTTTTTACCTGCATGGGAGTGGTTTCAGTCAGGACCGATCCAGCGACTTATGCCGGGTGGGGCGATTATTGTAGTGATGACCAGATGGAGCAAACTTGATCTTACTGGACAAATTATCACGCAAATGGAGCGCAGCGAGGATGTGGATCGCTGGGAAGTGGTGGAATTCCCGGCAATCGACGAAAACGATCAACCTCTCTGGCCCGAATTCTGGCCGATTGAAGAGCTGTTGGCGAAAAAGGCATCACTGGATATTCGATACTGGAATGCACAGTACATGCAGCAGCCGACGTCAGAAGAGGGAGCGCTAATAAAACGAGAGTGGTGGCAGATGTGGGAAGAAGATGACCCACCACAGTGTGAATTCATCATTATGAGCTTGGATGCTGCACAAGAAGCAAACAATCGCTCTGACTTTAACGCCTTAACAACGTGGGGCGTGTTCTACAACGAGGAAGTAAACAACTACAACATCATTCTCTTGAATTCAATCAAGAAACGTCTTGAGTACCCAGACCTCAAGCAGTTGGTGTTGGAAGAGTATCGTGAATGGGAGCCTGACTCATTCATTGTGGAGAAGAAGTCTTCTGGTTCCGTGTTGTATCAGGAGATGAGGCGCATGGGTGTGCCAGTACAAGAGTTCACACCGGGCAAAGGGCAAGACAAGATTTCTCGCGTAAACGCTGTCTCTTCACTGTTTCATGGCGGTATTGTGTGGGCACCCCAGAGGCGATGGGCGATGGAGGTGATCGAAGAATGCAACGACTTCCCATCAGGCATTAACGACGACTTGGTTGACTCGACTACGCTGGCTCTACTACGTTTCCGGCAAGGTGGGTTTATTAGACTGCATAACGACGAACCTGAAGAAATTCAGCTGTTCAAGTCGAAGCGCAACCGCGCTTACTATTAAGGACTACGCATGATTGGATCTACTTTTATGTACTACGAGCGGGCTATGCCGCCGGACTTTTGTGACTATGTGATCAAGAGTTTGGACTGGTCGCACGCTGGGATTGGCACAACCCGGGAAGAATCTGGCGCGGAATCTACAAGACTTCGCAGAGTTAAGATTTTGCCGGAGCATTTAATGTCCCCGCTTGGCTCGGTCTGCAAAAACTACATGATCGACGGCAACAGCAGAACACAGTGGAGCAAGTCAATTTGCGGCTTCGACATTCCACAGATTCTGAAGTATGAGACGGCGGACCACTATTGGTGGCATCACGACGTACTCCCGCCTGTAGACGGGAAGCAACGGCGCGTCTCGCTATGTATGCTGTTAAATGACCCGTCCGAGTTTGAAGGCGGACAGCTTGAGCTTAAAGACAAGACTGACAACGCGCTAAAGAACAAAGGCGACATTATCGTGTTTGATTCAACCACAATGCACCGGGTCGCCCCTGTAACTAAAGGTGTTCGCATCTCGGCTGTGTGCTGGGCTTACGGATTTTATGAGGACTAATCATGAGTATCGAAAAAGGTTTATACGCAGCCCCGCAGGGCTTAGAACAGGTAGTAATGGAGCCTGATTTAGAAATTCAGATTGAAGACCCAGAAGAGGTAAAGATTCGCGCTGGTGATCTTGAGATCGATATTGACCCAGAAGAAGCACCAGAAGATGAGTTTGAGGAGAACTTGGCGGAAGATATGCCGGAGTCCGTGCTGTCTACGCTTGCTAATGATTTGATTGATGATTACGACGATGATGTGTCTAGCCGCAAAGACTGGATACAG